CGGGCTTATTTTAGACCTTTAATAATTTGCATGAGAGACTCTTGCAAATATTTCTGGGCCTTTGGATCTTCTTTTACTTCTTGTGCAACTTTAAATGCCTTCATTCCGCCACGTGCATTCATTAAATGCTCGTACACAGGCGTAGGGTAAGCACCAGGTGCGCTTGGTTGTGCAACTATGTCAACGGTAATGATTTCAAAGTCGGAAACTTTACCGCTCATGTCATCAACGTTTCCGCTGCCTCTAGAGCTGACGCCAAGTTTTACACCTGCTTCGAGCATTGTACGAATTAAGTTGCCCATCGGTGTCGGCAAGATTTTAAACTTGCCATAACCGTTAGGACCTTCCATCCACATGTTGGTTATCATGTGGCTGACACGGTCCAAATTCACTTTTAAATCATCTGGGTGGTCTACTTCACCTAAGACAGAATAACCATTCTGAATCTGATCGTTCAATGTTTTCACAGCACGTTCAATTTCGTCTACAGGGTAAACTCGTTGATTAGCGTTGCGAATACCACCTTGAATGGCAATGCCCTTCAAATGAAGATTCTTACCATCTTTATCATCTGACTCTAAAACGATGCCAGACTGATCAAAACTTAGGTGTTCTCTTAGATATGAATGTTTCATCCAAGTTCTCTAATTATTTGTTATAAGGCTTTAACATTTGCTGAACAGGCTTAACGCTTGTTTGTCCAGCTTTATCGCCAGTTCCGGAACCTACTGGTCCTGGTCCTGCGCCTTTTCTCTCAGCACCGTGGCCACCTTTAACACCACTTAGTGTCTTAACGCCAGACTTTTTACCGTCAACGTTATGGATACCGGAAGCAAACTTCTCTCCGGATTCAGGATTAATACCTTTGTTTACTTTACCTGGGCTAGTGCCAGTTGGACTTCCGCCCTCTGTAGCACCTTGGTTTAAGTTCCTGGCGTTAACACCTGCTGGGCCTGGCTTGTTTGCGCCGCTAGCAATCGGGCTACGACCTTCAACTGGAGCACCGTCTGTATCACCAGAGCCTGCACCTAAGTATTGACCTTGTGTCTTTTGGCTGTTCTTGTCCCAATCGTTTCCTACCTTTTCACGGTATTCACGTGTCATACGACGACCTTCATACATGCCCATTTGCATTTCTTCGTCATCTTCTTCGCCTTCTTCGTCACCGAAGTCGCCACCGTGTGGTTCTTCTCCACCTTGAGCAGCTTCTAGCTTCTCAAATGCAGCTTCTAATTCTGCAATTGCATTCTTAATGTCGAAGATTGCGGCGTCTTCGCCTTCTTCTCCGCCCATGTCGTCTGCACCTACGTCAGCACCAAAGTCGTCAGTAGCGTCGCCGCCCATTTCGTCTTCTTCGTCATCGGCTTCCATGCTATAAGAATCTTCTAAATCAACAGATTCGTCTGCTTCTTCAGCACCTTCATCCATTTCTTCGTCGTCTTCTTCAGCACCTTCATCCATTTCTTCGTCGGACTCTTCTGCTGCTTCGTCCATTTCTTCTTCGTCTGCTTCTTCAGCAATTAAATTTTCGTAAATTTCTCTTGACTTTTCAACAACGATATCATGGAATAGCTCATTGGCTTTATCCATTTCTTCATTGACGATTAAGTCTAATAGTTGTTCAAACTTTGTAGACATGCGGTTATCTCCTATGTTAGTTTCGCGGCAAGGCTGTGTTGTTATTTAACCAGGTTAATATAAAGGTATGGGAAATAGGCCTAAAACGGCCTATTTTAGATAAAAGCACGAAGGTTTTTAGCAATTTCTTGTTAAAATATTTAAGTTTTTACTAAAAATATTTAAACTATCAGTTATTATACTGCTGCGGCTTCCGGGGGAGGAGCAGCATACATTTTTCTAACCAATGCCAATTCTTCTTTACGTTCTTTATCTCTTGCATCACCGGCCCTACGAAGATCGTTTAACATTTTTAATGTTAAACGAGTTTTACGAAGATCGTCAGAACCGATAATACTAGTATCCTTTTCAGAATTGTATCGTTGATCATCAACCATCTCGTTATGCTGGCGGTCAAAATAAATGAACTCTTTTAATAACATGATGATATTTATGCTGGAGGTTGTGTTTCTGCTGGGGCGGCACCGGCTGCATCGGGTTCTGGCGGTGGTGTTGTTGCTCCGGATATTGCACTCATGTCTGCACCCATACCATTTGCAGTAACTCCAACACTACGAAGTTCAGCATTTGCAGGCAAACTTGTATCTTCGTCTACGTTTTCTTCACGCCATAGTTTTTCGTTTTCTGCCATTTCTTCTGCACTTAGTCCCAAGAATCGTTTCAGTGCAAAGCGTTTGCTGATCTGCGGAATAGCAATCATAGTTCCAAAAGTAGTAACTCGTGCAGTATCCATTTCTGTTTGTCGATATGCGGCAAAGTTTTGTGGTGGGTTAAATTTGCAGTCAAAGATATTACTATCTACATTAATACCTTTATTTTGCAAATATAATTTAAATTCTAAATCAAAAATTTCATTTAAGATAGACTGTAATCGTTCACAGTATTTGTTAAATCGCAATTCTTGAATGTAGGCTGTTCCAACTCTACCATCATTGAAGTTAGATCCTCCGTCGTCAGGGCCGGTCGGAAGATAAGAGCTAGGTATGCGTAGAGCACGAAACAACTTATTAGTAAAATACTTAAGATCATCAATTTCTCCTAGATTAGTACCGCCTGGCAGAACTTCAACTTTACTTCCGCGGCCTTCTGCTGTCTGTGGGAAAAAGTAATCTTCGTTGATACTTAATGGGTTATATCCTGCATCAATTACACTTTGGCTTCCACCAGTAACACTAGGAATTCTACGTTGATTTACTTCATTTTTTACACGTTCAACAAAGCCCATGGCTAAGTGACTTGGCATGTTACCTACGTCGATGTAGAATACTCTACGCTCAGGAGCACGTTGTATACGATAGATAATAATAGCATCTTCTAGCAATTCTTTTTGCTTGTAAACTTTAAAAATACTTTCTAACAGACTCGTTCCAAAAGGATAATTGTTGTCTAATCCTTCACTCATTGACAAATGTATCACATGCTTTGAGTCAATTGCATACTGGTTTTCGTTTCTTTGAAATCTACTACCGCCGGCAGTATTAGGAAAACTACCAGTCATTCCTCGACTCATTCCACTTCCGGAGTTATTGCTAGAATACTGTGAACCGCCGCCTGCAATGTTACTTGGATTAATAGCAGTTGTTGCAAGTGTTTCTAAATTAGGATTCCAGTCTCGAATAATATATTGCTCAGGTTTCTTACCGTCACTTTCGTTAACAATAATTCGATCAACTTTAGCAGGGTCTACAAACATCCATGCTTGTGTTTCTGGGTCTCGAACAAAAAATGCATCTCCATACTTAAATGCATTTCGGACAATTTTAAACATTCTTGTTTGGAACTTGTTTAATTTTGTCCACTGTTGCATGTATTTGCGGATAATTGTAATTTCAGTAGGAGTTGCCTGTTCTTTAAAAAACACACGAAACGGTGTTCCGTTTTCGTCGTTTGACTGGGTGCAAAACTCTGCTAAAATATCCAAAGCAGCATTAACTTCACTGTCACTATCCATAGTGTCATATTGACCATATCGTTCTAACCGATTAGGGTGCCCTGAATATACATCTGGTAGATAACTTGAATAGTTTCTATGTGTGGGATTTGATAATGAGCCGCCTGCCCCACTAATTGGACTCATGGTTCCTGATGCGTTAACAGGGGTGAAGTATTTTTTCCAGCTCATAATTTAAAATGTAAAAAAGTCTCTATTTAAGTTTTTAGTTGCATCTACAGTTCGTTTTGTATATTCAGCTGTTTCCTTAATATATCTTAAAGTCTCTGCAGACGTAGTATTTAATCGCTTTACCTCGGCAATTAAATTTATTATTTCGTTTGCAGAGCTTGCACCTTCTTTGCCAGCTGGTGCTCCTGCTGATTCTGAAGGGCCTATTGCTTTGCTCACTAATCCAGAAATTCCAGCCCTAATTGATTCCCCAACTGTGGGGGTTGCTGCCTTAACTTTTTCCATTCCGGCAGCTACTTTTTCCAATCTAGAAGGATCAACAGCGGCAATTTTTTGCAGTCCATCGCCCATCATATTTAACGCAAGGCCAACTGGCAATCCCCATAATGCCATCGGTGCAAATGGTATTAATCCTAGTCCTAGTTTAGCAATCCCAAATGCACTTGCTCCGAGTTTTGCTCCATCAATCTCGGTAAATTTCATAAACCCTTCTGCCAATGTTGGCAGTGCTTTACCTACTAGCCAGGCTGCACCGGCAATACCTGCACCGATTGCAGCAATAGCAAGTCCAAATCCAGCGGCGCCTGCAATAACCATCGGGTTCGCAAATGCTCTTAGTCCGCCGGCCGCTGCTTTAAGGCCAGTTCCCATTCCTGAAAGCATTCCGCCTCCTGCACCACCGGCGCCTCCTGCACCGCCCCCACCTTTGAGCGCATCTAATGGGCCACCTCCACCACCGCCACCCAATGCACCTAGGGCAGCTTTTGCAGCCATTGCACCTTTCAGTGCCGCAAATGCCGCTACTACCGCCATAATATATGGAGCCAACGGTGCTATCGCATTTACAACGGGCAATAACATCTTAACAAAAGGCATAACCGCAGTTAAAATACTTTGTCCCAGTTCTTCTAGTGCTTGCTTGGATTTAACTGCGGCTGTAGCCTCTGATTCTTTTTGTTTCTTTGTTTCTTCTGCAATCTTTTGTTCAAATGCAATTTGATCTTCAGTAGATTTAACTTCATTTCGTTTTGCGGTGTTAGCAGCACCTATTGCCTTAGACATTTCTTCGCTGCCTTTACCTGCCATAATCAATGCTGAACCAACGTTTTTTAAACGTTCACCATCCTTGGCCATACCCACAGATACCCCTGCCGAAGTTTTATCCATGTCTGCTAATGATTTAGAACCATCTTTGACATCATCGGCTAATTTATTTACAGAAGCATTTGCATTTTGTAAAGTGCTTACAAATCTTTGTCCTGCTTCAGTTTGTACTGGTAATCCCATTAACCTTGCTTGCAATGCGTCGGCAGCACCTTTACCACCTCGAGCACCCGCTTCTAAGTTTGCTTTAATTGCCTTTTCTTTTCCCTTTTCATCAAGTGTTAATAGATACATTTGCCATGCTTGATTAGCAGCATCTTGTTTCATTTTTTTAGCAAGTTCGTCTCTGCTTTCGCCTGTTAACTTAGACAACCCATCTAAGTTTTCTAGATACGCACTGGAACTTTGCAAAATAGCACCAGAGTTTTGTAATTCTTTCTTAGTTCTGCCGCCTGAAATTGCAATATAATCCAACATTCCTTGATTAGCTTCCAACGTAGTAAATCCTAAACTACGAAGCTCAGTTCCCATTTTACTGTCTTGTAATTCTTTAGATAAATTATCAAATGATTTACGACCTTGGTCAACTGTGCCGCCCATCATAGCAAGAGTGTTTGCATTAGAAGACATTAATTGAGTATATTCCTGCATGGTCAGACGGGCACCAGATGCAGCTAATCTCATGTCAGTTAAACTACCGCCAAAGTTAATACCGGATTTAGTCAATGTTTGATACTGTATTAATTGGGCTTCTTGAAATGCCGCCAACGCAGAAAACCCTTGAATAACTTTGCCTAACGGGCCAGGCAACATTGTTGCCATGTTTGACAATACACCGCTGGCTTGTGCAGTTCCTGCTGCCAAATCTTGTCCAGTTTTGACTAGAGTTTTAAAGTCTTGTTCGGCTGCTCCAAATGCTGCACTTAATACGAATGCTGTTTTTCCCAGCGCATTCATTTGCGGAGTAGTTGCTTGAACTGCTTGATTTGCTTGGATAATAGAATCGCCGTCTAGGCCGGCTTTTGCAGCCATTGCTGCAATTTTATTGAGTTCGTCTTTTGATCCTTTTGCCGCAGCCAAGGTGGCTTGCAACAACATCTTAAGAGTTGCTTCTGTTGCCGCATTGTTTAGCTCAATATCTTCGTTGCCTAATCTTCCGGTGACGTCTGCCATTGTATTTTTTATTGGTTATCTGCGTATATAAATAGTATATCTATTTCACATTGTTTATTTATCGGAGACAAAATACATGAATACCACTGCCCAGACCATTCAACAAAATCCATTAACCGCATTTATGCGACAACCAAAGATCTTTATTAGGTTGCCCAGTAACGGTGAATTTTGGTCTCAGGATAGTTTGCAGGTTTCAGAAAACGGTGAATATCCCGTTTATTCCATGACTGCACAGGACGAGTTAATGTTAAAAATTCCCGATGCGCTAATGAACGGACAAGCAGTTGTGGATGTAATACAACATTGTATGCCAAATGTTAAAAATGCTTGGTCTGTTCCAAATATCGACATGGATGTAATTTTGATAGCTATTCGAATTGCCACTTATGGAGAAAAATTAATAACTCCAATCACAGTAGGTGAAACAGAAATGGAATACACTGTTGACCTGCGATCAGTATTAGATTCTTTAAATTCTCAAATCACTTGGGTGTCCCATATACCAGTAAACGATGATCTTACAGTATTTGTAAGACCTATTAATTATAAACAGGTTACAGAATTAGCAAATCAAAGTTTTGAAACTCAAAAGATTATGCAAATTGCCAACGATGATAAGATGCCTGAAGAAGAAAAAATTGCACTCTTTAAAGAAAGTTTTTCAAAATTGTCAAAAGTAACTGTTGGACTAATAGCCGCTAGCATTTACAAAATAGATTCAAGTAATGGTTCTACAGAAAATCCTCAATTTATTAAAGAATTTATTGATAATTCAGATAAAGAAATTTTCAACAAAATTCAACAACATATTGAATCACTAAAAGAAAATAATGCTATCAAGCCAATTATTATTCCGGTTACCGACGAATTGAGAGAACAAGGATTTGTCGGTGAGTCGGTTGAAATCCCATTAACGTTTGACGCTTCAGCTTTTTTCGGATAAGGCTTTTGCGGCTCGATATGCCTGGTATCGAGAAGCTTGTTGAACAACACGACAAAGATGCAAAAGCCATGAGAGAAGAGTTGTTAAAAGTATGTTGGTATATGCGGGGCAGTATTAGCTATGCACAGGCATTGATGCTGACCATTGAAGAAAGAACAATTATTGGAAAAATAATTGAAGAGAATTTAGAAACAACTAAAAACTCCGGACTACCCTTCTTTTAAATCATCATTCCTAAAAAGTTGCTCTTAAATTCTGCAACTAGTTTCTTCTTCTTAAGTTTCTTTTTCTTTTCTTCAGCTTCTCTAATGCCTGCTTTGTCAGCGGCTTGTATTGCTAGCTTGTCTGCGGCAGTTTGTTGAAATCCTGATTTAGCTCTTGCGGCATCTGCGGCTGCTTTAATAGCAGCGTCTTGCTGATTCTTTGCGGCATTAGCCTGTTTTGTTTTTTCTATGTCAGCATTACGTTGGTCAGCATCTGCTTGATTCTTTGCTGCCTTATCAGCTGCGGCTTTTGCAGGATCAATTTCTACTCCTTGGCCTGTTGGAGCCGGTGCAGGAGTGCTTCCAGGAGCAGCTGGCGGTGGCGTACCAGGTGCAGGAGGAGTTCCTGGCGCTGCTGGTGGAGTTCCAACAGGTGACCCCGTTGGTGGCATTCCTGGAGGTGCTTCTTTTCCGCCTCCAGCAATACTCTTTTCTAATTCTCCAGCGAGTTGCTGTTTAGATGGTCGATCTAACTTATCAATAGTTTGCATAATACTGCCAATGGCTCCAGCAGTTCCACCTGCTGCTGGAGCAGGCGCTGTTCCACCACCTGCTGCTGGAGCAGTTGCATTTGGTGCGGTGCCTTGAGCTGGAGGAGTTCCACCTGATGGTGCTGAGCCACCTTGAGCTGGAGGAGTTCCACCTGATGGTGCTGAGCCACCTTGAGCTGGAGGAGTTCCACCTGATGGTGCTGAGCCACCTTGAGCTGGAGGAGTTGCCGGTGCTGTTGG